TAGGTAAGCTACTGCTGCCATTTCTGTATCTAATAAGAAAGCTGTGTCATCAGAATCACTGTTAGGAATGAAACGATCTGGAACAATTTGGATGATACCAAAGTCAGAAACGTATACATCTGCTGCATTGATGATTTGAGCTTGTTGGTTAGCTGGTACATCTCTGTAACGAGTTGCAATACCAGAGAATGTAGAAGCCACAACTTTTTGAGCTGGTGTTACTAATAACAATGTTGGTGAACCACCGTTTGTGAACGCTGATTGCATAACAGTGTTAAGTAATGTAGCTGTGAAAGCTCTATCAGTACCAGTTGTTCTAGCTGTAGTACCGTTAGCACCTGCTGAACCACCAGAACCGTTTGATGTGTTAGAAGCTAACCATGCTTGTAAACCACCAAGATTACGAGCTGTTGTAGAGTTACCATTAGCTGCAGTTTGGTTAGATAACAAAGTTGCTTCCATATCACGTTTAATTTCACTAGATGCTTTAGCTAATTGGTAAGCCTTTTCAGATTTACGACCAGCTTTGTTTACTGCATCAAGAGTACCAGAAATTTTGATAGTCTTTTGTGAGATTTGTGTACGGTTACCAACTCGTGTTGTTACACCCATTGTAGCGTCAGATGCTGTTGCACCTTCAACTGCATAATTAGATGTGTTTACCGCAGCTAATGAGTCAGTTTGCCATTCATGGTAAACAGCAGTAGCTTTTGATTTGCCTACTGAATTTAAGAATGGTGTTTCTGTTGGAGAAATGTTGTAAATCACATCTGAAAGGTCTTCTCTTTGACCGATAGCTGTATAGGTTTGATACGTTGCCATTTGTTAATGTCCTTATTCTAATAATTGTTCAAATAAAGCTGCGGCATCTCTGACTTTACCAGAGTTACGCAACTGGGTTTTTTGTTGTGTTAGTTTCTGTGCATCACTTTGTTTGTTACCACCAGAAGTACCTGCTCTTAACATTCTAGGAGCTTCATTTACTTTCTTGGTAATAGCTGGCTTTGATTTTTGAAGTTTGTCATACATCATTGCCTTGTGTAGAGTGAGCACATGACGAGAGTCATATACCTGTGAGAGTTCCTCTTCAGTAAATCCTAACGTCTTGCCATAATTGCGAATTTCCTTACGGACATTATCGCCTTTGGCTGGGTCTGAAAACTCTGGTAGGACTTGTGCTAGTTTAGATGCTTCTTGTTGAACTCTATCAGACATGGCACGAGCATAGTCAGATTGTTGCTCTTGAGCAATTCTGCCTTGTTCGGCTCTAATAGCCTGTAGTTGTTCTTTCTTTTCAGAAAGTTCAGCAACTTTTACTGCATATCCTATAGGGTCATTTTCTTTAAGGGATTGTAAATCCTCTTGTGGCATTTGCGAAGTTAGAAACTGGTCTACTGCTTGCAAACGTTGAGCATATGAATCACGAGCATACTTGGCTTCCTCAATAGCACCACGTTCAGCTTCCACTAGCTTACGTTGTTCTGCTACTTCGGTAGTTTTTTTTGTATAGTCAGCACCAAGCTGATAACCTTTAATCAATTCAGATAGAGGTACTTCTTTTTCTTCCCCTGCGGCTTTAATTACATATGAAGGCTCTTCTTCTTGACTGTCATCTTCTTGTACTTCAGCATTATCCTCAACAACTTCTTCTACTTGTTCAGTTTCTTGTTGTGGCTCTGCTTCTTGCTCCAGTGCTTGTTCAGCTTCTAGTTCACCTGCTCTTTGCTCCGAAGAGTTAGCTGGGGTGTCCATTAGACCTTCAAACGCATTGGCTGCTTGACTTACAGTAAGCGTGCCACTTCCAGAATTTTCTGGAGTCATGGTGTTTTCACTCATTTATTTTCCTATATTACCTCTATGGGAGGTGTACCAAATGTAGAATTATCTACAATATCTTAAATCGGTTCTCAGCTATTGCTTGACCTGCTGCAATGGCTTCAAGACTACCGATTAATTCTTTTATAGCAGCTATTTTATAATAGGACTGCTCTCTAATTTCTTTATCTGAGTCATTAGAGTTTATAATTTGTTGCATATGACTATCAATCATCATTTGTAAGACTGATTTAAAATCGTCATCTTTAAGAATGTTTTGAATGTTTTGTATATTCAATTACATTCCTTTTTGCATATTTTTTACTTGTGAAAGTGCATCAACTATTGTTTTAGTTTGATTTTGTTTAGTTTGTTGTGCTTTGTTTGCTGCATCAGCTTGAATCTTAAATGCTTGTTGTTGCAATTCTAATTGCTTACGAGCATTATCTAATTCCATTTGTTGTTTTTCTAATGCTAACTTAGCCATTTCGGTTTGTGCTCTTAATTGAGCTTTCTCTTTTTCAACCTGTGCAAGTATTTGTGTAGCTTGTACATTAGAATCAAGTTCTTTTTGTTGTGGTTGAGATAATTGAGCTAATTGTTCTGGAGTAATTTCATTTAAGAAACCAGAAGCATCTTTAAAACCAGCCATATGAATCATACGAGCTAAAGTATCACGATATTGTTTAAGATTAACAAGTGGATTAGAAGCACCATAACCTTGAATAATTTGTTCTTGTTTAGAAAGAATCATTTGTAACGTAGCAAGTTGGTCAGTTCTTGAGCCATTACCTAACCCTACATTAATAGCAATACCATATTGTTCTGACCATTCACGAGGATTAAATGGAATATATTTTCCAGCAATACGAATAGTTCTTTCTTGTTTTTGATATTTGCAAAGCAATCTAAAAATAGATTGGAATAATGATTTAACACCTGTTTCTGCAAAGATACGAGCAATAAGTTCTAGTTTACCGTTAGCTGCAGATGACATAGTTGATACTGCTGTAGCTGTAGTGTTTTGTAATGCGTTAGGGTCAAGACCTTGTTGTTGGTCTGATACTCCTGTACGTTTAGCTTGAACATTATCTAAGTATTCAAGCATTGGGAATGATTGTGCTGCACTAGATTGCACAGTTAATGGTACAAGTGCATTAGGATTCTTAATACGCACTACACCACCTGCTGTAGATGTAAGTAAATCATCAAGATTAACTTGACCTTCTACTGCACCCACACGATAGTTGTTTGTTAGGTAAAGGTTGTCTAACATTTGGCGTGTAATTGTAGACTTGATAAGTTGCAAGTCCATTGTTCTGTCTGCTAATGAGTTACCAAAGAATTTATGTGGTATTGGTAATGGGCAGATAGAGTGAAATGGAATGTAATCACAATCCTCATCACTTAAAATCTCATTAGATGCGTATACAATCTTACGAAGTTCTGCAACACCGTCATTATTGTAATCTACTTTAATATAACACTCATATACTTCACACAATTGCATAGAATGGTCTTGTGACATCATGTCAGTAGGTTGTTCACCACGAGTATAACGAGCAATTCTTTCTGGAGAGTACTCTAAAGCATTTCCAGTAGCTAAACCTTCAACAACTTTAGGGTCAAAACCCATTGCAATCAATTCTGAACGTGTCATCATCTTACGATGAGCACAAAAACCTGATTCTTGAATGTTTCTAGCACGTTTAGAAATAATAAATTCTTCTGGTGGTACGTTTTCTACACGAACTGTACCATTACGAACAGTTTTTCTTAATTTAACATTGTGTGTAGGTATAGGACTATTAGGATTTAAGTTTTCATCTAAATTTTCTTTAGAATCTACGCTAATAATTTCTACTTCTGGGTCTTGCATGATAAGTGCAAGCTCATCATCGGTTAAACCTTTGTATGTTTCTTTGGTTATGTTTGTTTCATCATCCCAATATACTTTAACAACGCCTACTTTTTCAAGAAGTGCGTCTTTAAACCAATTATGTAGCACACTAAAACCATCATTGTCTTTATAAAAGACGTGATTGACATATGTAGTAGCTTGGTTGGCTAAATATTCATCGCCTTCTTTAACAGGGTCAAATTGCACAATGTTTTCAGAGGATGTAAAGATACGGATAAGTTGTGGCAATGCACCATCAACAGCTTCTGCTACTTCACCAGTAACAACTTGAGATTTTCCTTCTACTTCGTTACCATAAGGTCTGCGTAAGTAGTACTCTAATGCTTGTTGTCTTTCGCCTGTGGTTTCAGACTGAATAAAACCTAATGAACTCCAGATTTCAGACTCTAGAATAGCTTTAAGTTTGCTTTCATCCATTATATAACCAGATTTGTTTGCTTTTGCCATTGTTATACTATCCAATTTGTGTTTACGTTAATAGGTCTATTCCATTCTTCTGCAGGTGCATCGTTTAAACCTGTTGCAAGGTATCTAAAAGCGTCACTAGCGTGTGATGACCAATCATGTAATGGTCTATCATGGAAGACTGCTCTTTTCTCGTCATAGTGCCTACGATAGTTACGAAGAGCATCTAAACCTTGTTTAGTTTTAGGGTCAAACCAGCATCTAGGGATTATTCGTCTAGCAGCTTGTATGCCATCAGCAACATTAAGACGAGGGCAAGTAATAATATGAAGTCCAGCATCTTCTAAAGTCTCCTTACGAGATTTTCCAGTGCCTAATTCACGAACTTCTACGTCATGTGGCAAGATATGCTCAAAGTGCATGTAGTCATTGTCTTTTAACCATTGAACATAGTACTCTAAACCTTGACCATGATTTTCCATGTAGTCAATAAGTCTAATTTCCTTACCAGTTAGCTGTGCTACCCATATTGCAGTAGAATCTGACATTCCCAAATCCCATGCAGTGTAACTTCTGCACAAATCATCACGAGGAATCTCGGTCATGTGTGCTTTTTCTTCAATTTCGTTTATTAATTTAGAGTAATAAGAGCCTTCTACTGGGGAATTAAATGAACATTCAAACTCTTGGTTGAATTTATCTTCACCCATTTCAACTTTTGCTGCAGCTAACTCTTGTTCGTTAAGAATTTTTGTATCAGAAGACTTAAATTCTAGTAATTTCCATCCTGCACCTTCAGCAGCCCTATCTCGCAACCCTCTAAAGTGATTGTTGCCTTTGGGAGTACCCATAGCAACGCAGAAACCTAGTCGGTCTGTCAACGCAGGTCGGATAATGTCACTGAAGACAGATGGATTTATGTTACCTACTTCGTCAATTACTGCACCATCGAGGTAAATACCACGAAGTGAGTCTGGGTTATCTGCACCGTATAGTGAGATACGTCTACCCATAAAATCAACACGAAGTTCAGCAATGTTTACCTTTGCACCAAGAGGTCTAGTATAGTTTACAAGGTAGTCCCATGCAATTCTCTTGGATTGATTGTATGTTGGAGCTACATAAGCATAGCGTGGGTCTTTTTTAGTACATGTAAGGGCAGAATGTATAAGCTGGTTTATGGCTGATACTGTTTTACCCATACGTCTATGTGCTACCACTACCACAAAGCGATTATCTTTTACAGCATTGTGTATAAGTTTTTGTGGTACTCGTGGTCTATAACCTGTATCTAATGTTTTGTTTTGCGACTCCATATAGGGTCATCGCTCCTTAAGGTTTATTTTTTTATGCTAGTTCCGTGACAGATAATGTTGATGAAGTTACAGCAGCATCTTTAATGTATGCCATCTTATCACCGACATTAACTTTGAATATACCTACAGAGTTTGTAGGAATCATCATGCTTGTTGTGATAGAAGCTGTAGGTGCTGTACCAAAAGATACATGGCAATGACCAAGTGAAGCAGCTACTCTTACTAAAGTTACACCTGCACCAAATGCTGTTGAAGCGGCTGTAGTATTACCTACTGCAAATATTTGTGTTGTACTAGGCACATAAGCGTCTACTACATTTCTATTGTCATCTAATCGTATGCTACTCATTATTATCTCCTGTATTATATTGTTCTTTGTTACCGTTTTCAAATTTAGCCATCATAAGCATTTTCTTTTGTGTTGATGTAAGTGATGTTTTAATTGGACCACCTACTAGCCATGCAGAGCAAGTTCTGTCTGCTGCACACTTGAAGTCAAATAGTTCACAGTATCCTAGTTCAGCAGAAGCAATGACTTCTGGTGCATAAGATTCGTTTACAGGCTCATCACCTGCTACACCTTCAACAATACATTGCATCATTTCTGGTGTTTGTATAAAGGCAGAGCAGTTACCACAGCGTGATTGTTTAGCAATCTCTGGTGTAGTAGCCCATTCGTCTGCACGTTTAGCCCAAAATACTTTATCTTCTATGTCTGGGTTTACTGGACCATATCCTACGTTCTTAAATGCCCAATCTCTATGTTTGAGATTAAGTAAAATATCATGTGTGGCTATAGGACAGTTCATTTCTTTTTATTCCTTGCTGAAATAGTTTTTGCTTTTGCTTTGGCATCTGCTTTAGATGAAGCACCCCAAGCCTTTAGGGATAGTAATAATCTTGTTGGCTCACCGTTAGGTTTATGTTCTGGTCCTGCGTTGTTACCCATACGAGCTAGGAATGATGCACGTCTAGGATTGTCACCAGATTTTACAGGTGCTTTTAAAGTACCGCCTGTTTCAGCTTTGTAAGATGCACGACCTTTGGCATTGAGACCGCCTTTAGGATTCTTGCCTTCTTTCTTTTGCCAAGCAGCACTCATTTCTTTTTAGCCGTTTTTGCTGATTGTTTAAATGCTTTAGCAGTAGGTGCACCTTTAGTACCTACCTTACGCATTTTCTCACCAGAACCTTCAGCTATCCTTTTTTGTTTAGCGTTAATGTTTGCGTATAATCCGTTTTTCATTTTAAGAATCTAACTTTGTAAAGTGTTGAATCAATAAGGTCAGCAATTTCGTCTACTAGGTTTTGCAATTCTGAATCTTGTGGTAGTTTAGCACGAACTTCTTTCACAGCGTCAGACAACTGCATCAATTCTTCAATAGGGTCTTTACTAGGAAGACTATAAAACTCTGTGTAATCTTCTAATACACCATACTTACCCATATATGCCTCTACAAATCCATCTATAAGCTCACCAAGCTCCGAATAGAATTCGCCTAGGGCAGAGTGTATAGAAAAGGTTTTGGCACGCCAGTGGTTAATATGACCATTGGTTACAGCATGCAGGCACATGAGTGCAAATATGTTTATAATCTTATCTGGTGATGTGTCGTTCTTAAACTCTTCCATTTTATATCCTATAAAAATTTGGGGTACTGGCGTTTTAAATAACTAGGGTTTTTCGTTTTTTTAAAAATAAGGGTGGGGGGGTCTTATATTCCTGTAATAATCTTTACTTCTACAGGACTACCATCAGGGTTGCCACTAATCTCATGTTGTGATGTTTCTTTCCACTTAGCTCTAGACTTCAACCAGAATATCATAGCAGTCGTGTTGCCTTCTTTAGCTTGTTTGAATAAGGTCTCTGCTACAGAAGCATTGGCTTCAATACGACCTTTAGCTAATTCATCATTGTAATACTTAGTCAAGGTATCTGCACTAATGCCTAGTACTGTGGCAATATCTTCGTGGCGTGTCCCTACTGTAGATAACATGAATACCTTACTTCGGGTGGTCGCATCTGGAAGGTGCGGGGGTCGTCCGCCTTTATCCTTAGCATCAATGATCTCAGGGATCAATGCAGCGTCTACACTGTTACTAGCATTCATGCTTATATCATCCTGCTTTAATGCATCGGGCATAGTATCAGGCTGCACGTTATCTAAATGCGAATGAGTCTCATTCTCAATTGGTTTATCTATCATATATCCTTAATATTGTATACATATTTATTTAATGGGTATTCTTAAAGCTGGCATGGTTTATGCTTAAAGCTTTAAACTGTTACAATTCATTTACAATTTAGCCGTTGACATCATGCATTAATAATCTAAGATAAGCATGTAAACTTTTATTTACTATTAAACATTAAGGGGCTATTATGAAATCAATCACTATTTATACCGATCCTAGTCACGGATGGGCTAAAGTACCGTTAACCGAGCTACATAAACTTAATATTGCCGATAAGATAAGCACCTATTCTTATTTACATATACTTAAGAATGATCTATTCGCATATTTGGAAGAAGATTGCGATCTATCAACCTATTTAAAAGCATTAGATGATAAAGGTATTAAATATAAGTTTAAAACATTGCATACTAATAAGAGCAGCAAAATAAGATCATATAGCCGTTATACATTAGGGCATAATTACATAAACCCTTTTTATAATTCCGATAAACCTATTGACGTAAACTTGAATTTACTATAAATTAATACTTACTTACTATATAAAGGATATAACACTATGACTAATCAATCACAATTAAAGTATGACTGGATAATGAATACTTTATACAATGCAAGGCAGCAGGATACATTAATAGACGCTGCAACCATTAAGGCTGTTTTTAATATACCTTTAAGGGATGCTGTCTCAATTCTTAATACATTTAATAAAGGGGCTTAAAATGAATACAATGCAAGGCTTAAAGCAATATATAGCAGCATTAGAAAAGCATGATTGGTATTACAATTATAGCGATGATCATCAAGCGTATATGACTGGATCAAGCGAAAAGGATACTTTACGTAAATTAGCTATGATATACGATCATAATTTTCAAATATGGGATTCAATAGCACCAAATCAATTTAAAAAAGGGGCATATTAAAATGAATAATAAAATACTCATTCAAGCATTAAATAGCATTGATGATACAAAAAGGCTTCAAATAATCACTTGTGGTAATGCCTGCAGCATAAGCATAAAGCCCGATGATGATCATTTATATGATGATGAGCTAGCTGATTATAATTCTATGCTAGCTAATAAGCATGGTGATTTTTCTTCAATCAATAGGGAAGAATCATAATTATGAATACTCTTAAAAATTTTATTGTACTGGCTTTTTGTTTTATATCGTTTTATTGCTGGATTCTTTTATTCTTAATTATAGGGGCTTAAAAATGTTAAATACTAATGATCTTAAAAAAGGTACTCAAATAATCTTAAAAAATGGCTTTGGGGCTGTTTTAATAGATAACAAAAAAGGTAATATACGTTATGCTGATGTAAAAGGTATATTTAATGAAATTGGATCAATATATAGTCATGATATCGATCAAGCTTTTATCAATAATGAATGGCAGCCAGTCATTCATACCAAAAAGCAAAAAGATTTAAATACTTTAATTAATGCAATTTTATAAAAGGGCTTAATATGTTAGCAAATACAATAATGAAAGGCTATACTAATAAGGACAAAAAAGGCATCCCATGCTTTGAATTAAGGCTTGATTGTATTGATACATCTGAGCTTGATACTTTAATAGATGCTATCGATAAGGCTAATCAATTTGGTGATGCTATTTATTGGCATATTATTATTGATCATGAGTACATTTAAAGGGGCTTAAAATGATTAATCAAAACTTTGATACTGGTTACAATGCAGGGCTTAATGCTTTAGAAGAATTATCATTAATAAACGAAAATCCAGATCATACAATGTTAGCGGGTTTATTATCATCCATAATGAATTGTATTTATTATTATGCCCCTAGCGAAAAGGCTGTTAATGATCTAGTAAAATTTGCAACCGATTTTGCAATTGAAGAAAATGCAAAAATTGGCATGATTTTACCGAAAGGGCATTAATTATGTATATTATTGATTTTCAATCTAAAAAAATAGCCCGCTTTGATAATAAAGGCTTAATGTTATTTATGAATGAATTATTCAAATATAAGGATAGCGGCTTAATTAATCAACGGTATTTTTTATGTCATACCAAAAAATTAGCTAACGAAATAATAAAAAAAGCTTTAGGCGGGAAGCCTATTTAAATATATCTTAAAGCCTTTAAACCATTGAAGGCTTTAGGGCTATATTTTGCCTTTTACAATTACAATTCTAAAAAAGGGTTATTCTATGAAATTATTATCTATTAATCAGGATACAAAAACAATAAAAGGGCTTAAAAAGGGTTATCTTACTGGGATTATGTATTTAGCCCCATATACTTTAGGCGGTAAAAATATTTGCCCTTTCGCTAAAGCGGCAGGATGTATTAATGCATGTTTAAACACGGCAGGCAGGGGCATTTTTAATAATGTACAAAATGCAAGGCTTAAGCGTACAAAATTATTTCATAATGACATTAATGCATTTATGCATCAATTATCCGTTGAAATACATGCTTTAAAAAAGACAGCTATTAAAAACGGTTTAATACCAGTGATAAGGCTTAATGGCTTAAGCGATATTGAATTTGAAAATATCCGCTTTAATTATGAATTTATGGGTAAACAATTAAACAATGTCACAATTTTTGAGATTTTTAGCGATCTACAGTTTTATGATTACACGAAAAGCCCTTATCGTGACAGTTTACCAAAAAATTATGATCTTACTTTTAGCTATTCCAATAAACCAGAATTTAAAAAGTTTAATGAGATAGCAATTAAAAAAGGCTTAAGGTTAGCGGCTGTCTTTTCGGATCAAAATTTACCCGCTTATTTTATGGGTTTACCAGTATTAAACGGTGATGAAAGCGATCTAACATTTTTAGCCCCTAAAAATACTATTTTAGGCTTATATGCTAAGGGCAAGGCTAAAAAGGATACAAGCGGCTTTATTATAAAAACTATACCTATTTTAGCTATTTAATAGGGTTAAAATCAATTTTAAGGGGCTTTTTAGCCCCTTTTATCTTTTATTAAGGGCTTACTATATGAATTAATTTTTTAAAGCTTTAAAGCCTATTTATAGGGCTTATTTTTTTATTATATTTATTTATAAGGGCTAATGCTATGCGAAAAGCCTATGAATGATCTATTTTTTAAAAAGCTTAAGCGGCTTAAGGGGCTAATTATGCCCGAAAGCCTAAATGAGAATGATTATCATTTGCAATTACAAATGCAGAGAATTGATTTAAAAACTTTTGAAAACTTTTTAGGGGATGACTTAATTCAGTCAGGAAATTTCTAATTTTTTGAAAATTTTACTTTTTTTTAGGTTTAGATTTTCCAGCTTCAGATAACGCAATAGCTACTGCTTGTTTTTGGCTAGTGACTACTTTGCCCATTTTTGAGCCAGAATGTAGTTTACCAGCACCGTATTCTTTCATTACTTTACCAATTTTCTTTGTAGCTGCAGATTTTTTCATATTTTATCCAATAAAAAAAGCCCTTTATTTACAAGGGCTTAAAGATGCTACGGAGATTATGGGCGAGAGTTATCCAATAACGTGATTATATCATAATTAAATGCTCGTGTCAAGCGACTATACGCCTTGAAGCTATAGTTAGTAAGTTATCTATACCCATTTCTAATTCATGCTCATAATTGAGAGATTTGCGAGTTTTCAAATACCTTGTATAAATTGCTTCTTTTTGTTTGGAGGGTAAGCTATCTATAATTGCATCTATTGTCCTAACATTAGTCATATCCATCTGCCCTACCATATCCTCAAAAGCATCGCTAGTAGACTCACCGCCTGAAATCATGCCTAAAGACTTGCTAGGGTATCCTAAACGATGACTTGGAGTCTTATGCCACAATGCCCAATCATCTAAAATTTGTTTAAGCCTATCTATGTGCATTGGCTTCCTCTTCTGTATGAATATAAATGCCTTTAATCCTGTCGCTAAAGTCTGGCATAGGGTGAAATATCATTTGTAATGGGTGAGCATAAGGTTTAAAATATTTAAATAACTTTCCATCTTTAACGCAATTCAACATACCTAAATTTTTCATGTTAAGCAAAACATATTGAACTTTTCTACGTTCCATGCCCATGTCTTTAGATAACTCTTCAATGGTTAATGTTCTATCTCCAATGGTTTCTACAATAAGACTACGCATCTTTTCTAGATTGATTAACCGACCTCTTACATTATAACTTCTACTTTTGGCTTGCATATTTTTCCTTATGATACATCTACCACTTTACATTCCCAACGACTGCCAACCTTACGCCACCCATGCACGTTCACTTTTATGTTAGCTTTTCTTACTATCCCTATCGTATCACTATCAGCAATTTTTTTAACTCTTGCAGAAATATTTGTATAACTGGTAGTTTGCACTGCTAACACTTCATCTTCTTTTACAGCAAGTAGATCACACCAACCCCACATGTCTTGGCGAATTTTACAAAAGTGATTAAATTTTTCTGTAATAGCTACAAGGTATCCTTCTGCTCTTAACTTCTTAAGACTTAACTGCGTTGGGCTAGTCGCCATCAAATTGACTTTCGTTAGGTTTAGATGTTCCTTCTATAAAACGCTTTTCTACTTCCCCTGTAGATTTGTTTAATTCATATTCATAAGCGTGAGGTGATACGTCAGGGCTATTTTCTTTTCGTTTAAATATTTTGTTCCAATTGTTTTCTATTTCTGTTTCAGAAATTAACAACGGTCTTCTTGTAGAACCTTTACCCAATTTTAATTAACCCCTTATCAAATAACAATCCTATAGTTTTACGATGAGCAGACTCCCATGCTTCTACCTTGTCTGCTCTACTTAACTCTTTATGATTGTCTATCATATCATGGCAAGCATAACAAAGACTAGCGATGCGATAATCATGAGCCTTAATTCCTGTGCCCTTGCCATCTCTTTGTTGATTAGAGTGTGCAGCACATACTGTGCCATCTTCTCTTCCACACATAGCACATGGAAACTCACGAACTAATTCAAGTAGTTTTTTGTTTCTGTAATTACTCAAAGCTCCAACCTAACTGACTAGCCCAACGTTCAATGTTTTCTTGATACTCCACCATTTGTTTAGAATCTAATTTTGTAGTTGATTTAATAAGCTCTACAGGATTACCACATATTTCACGTTGTTCTCTTAAAAACTTATACCCCATAAGCTCATGTATTGTAGAAGCGTCTTCTCCCAAATAATTACCTATGGAATTATACAACGCCCATAATCTCTCATTGGATTCAAGAGACCTGACCGTTTTCTCTTCACTAATGTTTACTTTCCATCGTTTAGTAAAGTCAAGTGCTTTTATTTTTTCGAATAAATTGTTTAGGTTCTGTTGATTTAGACTCCATCGTATCATAACTGTCTCTCCATTTATTTTTAAATACTACACCATCTTTGGAAGTTGCTTTGTAAGCAATATCATCACCAAATAATTTCTTACATTCTTTTATAAAATCATTTATGGTCATCTAGGTGATTCTTTGTATTTCAATCCTTTAGGGTCAAACCAAAAACAAAACTTACCTTCAAATTGATAGTTACGCTGCTTCTGAACAAAAATCATAGCGTCTGGTATTTTCTTTAATTCATCTTCTGTCTTTTCATTGTTTTCTACTTCACGCTCTTTGTTTCTGTTACGCCAAACACAAATTATGTTATCGCATAAATTTCGTATATGTGATGAACCAAGAATGTGAGTAGCATCTGGAATCTCTGATTCATCTGCCATCTTTCTAGTGTGTGCTACTAAGAATACATGAATTTCTAAATCTCTGCAAGTAACAGCAAGTCGATCTATAAACAACTTTTGTTTCTCATAATTATCTTCTGAAATATCTGACATCTTCATCAATGAGTCAATCACAAATACTTGTACACCTAAAATGTGTTTGCCCCAATACAATGTAGCAATCATATCTTCACTAGATGTTGAGCCCATCTGGTCATAAATATATAATTTATCTTTTGCACGTTCACAAAATTTAGTTATAAATTCATCTGTTGGTTCTGGTGAACCTAAAGTTTGAGTAATCATTCGTGCAAGAGAAAGCACTGGACGCATTTCTAGGCTTGAGACTAAACATTTAGTTCCTTGTGCCATAAGAGACAATATAACTTGTGATAGCCACATAGACTTACCATGACCAGATACTCCTGTCAACACAGTTAACTCGCTTGGTCTTACTCTAAATGAATCTTCCGTTTTAATAAATCCCAATGTTTTGCCACTATGTATTTCAGTATTAAAATATCGCAAGACATCGTCAGTAAACACAGACGTATCCTTAACTTTAAATTCTGCATGTTCATATTCCTTTTGTTGGTAGTAGTTAGTAATAACAGATTGATTAACTGTTAATGAATCTATAACATCACCTATGTTCATAATGCGTTATCCCATACATTTCGTTTAGGTGTATTATCATCTTCCCATCTTTCTTGATTAATGTATGTTAATGGTGCTGGATTAAATCCTTCTTTCCATGACTTAGTTTGTTTCATAGTTTTAACATGAGACATAATTTTGTCAGCAATATTATCCAATCCCTTGCTGCCCCATTTTTCCATACATGGTTTTTTACCTACTTTTCTATTGACTGGATACTCTTTCCAAAAATCTTCAAACCGCACAATAGATATTATCTTATCTTCTCTTATCTTATCTGGGGCGGACGAAGGGCAGACAAAGGGCGGACGAAGGGCAGACGAAGTGCAGAGCCAATCTTTTAAAGTTTCTAAAGCATTGATTATATAGTCTTTATCTTTACGAAGCCTAAATGCTATAATATCAACACTAGGCAAATTGCCTTCATCTTGACTAGCTAAACACCATAGTTCAAAAATAGTTGCTTTTTGCTCTGAAGATAACAAAAACCAATCTAAATTATTTAAAATATCCCTACCATAAATTTTAAACCATGTCATCTCTTTACGATATTTTGGATTAGAAACATTGTAATAATTAAACTTATCCCAATTCTTTATTCGCATTATTGTCTCCTAGCTTAACAAGAATATCTTTAATTTGATATGCACGCAACTCTGGAATTGGCTTATCTAAATTTTTAGACCAATGCTGCACAGCTTGTCTTGTTAAACCTAATGCTTTTGCCATTTGGTATTTTGTTTTGAAGTATGATACAGCCTCTTGATACGTCATTTTTATCTCCTTTATTTAACGTAAAGGCATATTAACATGTATATAAAATCATGTCAACTAATATAAAAGTCGGATAAATACCCCCCTATTAAAATACTTGTTGACATATATATTGACTAAGAGTATAGTGACTGTTCTAGTGTAGGAGTAGATATGAATATAGATAGATTTATGAGAATTATTACTAATGACAGGCTACAAAAAAAGTTTACACAAAAGTTTTATTATGTGATAGGATATTTTACAGTAATATTTTGGGGATATTTTATATGTCGCTTACTTTAGAAAACGTAGTAAAAGAATTACGCAGATGCACAGCAGAGCTTAAAGAGTCTAACGACAAATGGGAGAAAGCAAATGAGCCAAAGACAACATTACGACCAAGTGATGATGGAGCAACACCAAAAGGAAGTATTAGAGACGTTAAATTATGTAACAGGGGAGAAGACGATGAGCATACACAGTAAATTAATGCAAGCAAGATTAAAGTTACAAGTAGCAGACCTGAAGAAATCTGGTCATAATAAATTTGCTGGATACAAGTATTTTGAGTTAGGTGATTTTTTACCTACCATTCAAGAGATTTGTAATGAGGTAGGTATCTGTGGCACAGTTACATTTTATACAGACATTGCAGTATTGACTATTACAGATATGAATGATGCTACACAATTCATTGAGTTTAAATGCCCTATGTCAAGTGCTGCCTTAAAAGGTTGCCATGAGGTTCAGAATTTAGGTGCAGTACAAACTTACTTGCGTAGATATTTATGGACTAATGCTTTTGAGATTGTAGAGCATGACGCTATTGATTCTAGTGCAGGTGCAGTTATTAAGATGAAAGATACTAAAGCAGAGGACTTTATCTAATGGAACAACTTTCCCAAGAGTGGTTTCAAGCGAGGCTCGGTTTGGTTACAGCCAGTCGTGTGGCTGATGTGCTAGCAAAGATTAAGAGTGGTGAATCTGCGTCTAGACGTAACTACAAGATTCAGTTAGTAAGCGAAAGATTGACTGGAGAAAGGCAAGAGTCCTATATTAACCAAGCAATGCAAGACGGTATAGATAGGGAGCAATTTGCTAGGGAAAGGTATGTGCAAGAACATGGGGAAGTGGAAGAGGTGGGATTTGTCAAGCATCCCACTTTGGAAGCTGGTGCTAGTCCTGATGGTATGGTAGGTGATGATGGTATTCTTGAAATTAAGTGTCCTATGGGAAGTACGCATACTGAGACATTGATGACACAAGACATTCCAAGTAAGTACGTCCCTCAAGTACAGTTTCAACTTTTGGTGACAGGTCGTAAGTGGTGTGATTTTGTTAGTTACCACCCAATGTTTCCAAAGCATTTACAGATATTTGTAAAACGTATAGAGGCAGACCCTGTATATCAAAAAGAATTAGAAACAGAAGTACAGGAGTTTTTAAAAGAAGTAGATAATGTAATTAATAAACTTAAGGAGATTAAGTAATGTTTAACGATATAGAAAGACAAGCATTAATTAAAGCATCTAGTGGATTACATGCACAAACATTTGATGAACTGTCTTTAGAAAAGCAAGAAGAGTACATGGAAAGATTAGATAAAGTTATTGGTCAATTAATTAAACGTCATCCTGATAACTTTACAGGTAGCACAGTAGCAAACTTTTATAAAACACAAAGGAAATAAAATGGCAGAATATGATAATACAAATACGTTTACTTTATTTAAGAATGATAAAGGCGATAATCCAAAACGACCAGACTACACAGGCAATGCTAACGTAGATGGGATTGAGTTTAGAATTAGTGGATGGATTAGAGAGAGTGCTAAAGGTAAGTTTATTAGTGGCTCTGTACAGTTAAAAGAGGGTGATGTTAAACCAAAGCAAGAAGCAGTAGATGAGGATGTTCCTTTTTAGGAGCATCCCCATACACACTATACACACTACTTGTTCATAACGTACATAGTTACTTCAAAGCCGAAACGCATTTCAGTTGCTGATGGTTTTGTCCACATGATAATGTCCTTAAAAGTCCAAGCAGTTTGCTTGTGTATACAATTTTCGTGGTTTTTACAGGCAAAGTCAATAAGAAAGTAATTATATAACCCTAAGGAAAATCAGGAGGCAATATGTTAGAAGATATAATTGATAACGATGATAACAGTATGTTGGCACATAGCCCAGAAGGTAAGTTAATGACATGTATTCTTATGAAAGCAGTAGAAGATGCTTTATATAGGCAAAGACCTAATTTTGACTTAAGTAAAAATACAAAATATGACCATCAGATTAATGCAGATAGCAGGATAGACGCTATTAAATGGTTATTTACTAATAGCGATTTATTAGACCTATGTTGTTTTATAGTTAATATACATAAAGATTCTATTAGAAAAAAAATTGTGGATATTTTAACGCCAGAAGTGGTACATCCTATTGTGTATAATACTTACAAACCATAATGGATATTCATAATTTAGAGTTAGATGTTGCATGTTATGCTACTGCGGTGTATCATGAGGTCAATACTCGTTCATTAGAAGAAAAGGTAGGGGTCATCAATGTTATTCGCAATAGGTTGCGTAGTGGTCGTTGGGGTTATTCTGTATGTTCTGTTGTTTACGCTAATAATCAGTTTGCTGTGCAAGATGAAACCCACCATCCAGTTGATGAAAGGGCGTATTTGGAGACTAAACTTTTGGTTATTAATACAATTGTTCATCATAAATATACAAACCCAGTTGCAGACGCTTTATATTTCCATGATGACTCGATACCGCCAAAAAAAGAATGGTTTGGTAAAAGGAAAAAAACACACATAGGAAGGATGGTATTTTATTAATGCAACCATTAGCTTATCTTGTAGAAGAGTTTGACGCAGATAATAAACTTGTATGGTCTGGGCTTATGGCATCAGAACCTAGAGAGATGTTTTGGTTTAAAGACTTAAAGTCCAAGATGCACAATGTGACTATTACACCTCTTATTCCAGATACCGCTAATATTATTAAGGTAACCAATGTTAAAAAATATGACAGTAGTCGCTTTGTTACTGGTTTATAAATGCAAAAAATATTAGATGTTATAGTATGGTTGTTAGCTATTGGTAGTATGATTTGGTTTGCTTATGGATGTTACGCATTAATTGATTTATTTTTTATAAGGGGATAGTTATGGTTGATATGGTAAATAGACCACCGCACTATGTACAAGGCGGTATAGAAACAATAGATGTCATTGAAAGCAGACTCACTAAAGAAGAATTTGTAGGTTATCTAAAAGGCACAAAGATGAAATATGACTTACGTTATCCGTTTAAGGGTGATATTGAAGGTGATTTAGCCAAGTCAGAATGGTTTAGGCACAAGTTGATTGAAACTTTAAGAAATGAAGAAGTAGTCAACCCACCTGAAGTTGAAGCTCAATTAGTGAGGAATGATGATGAATAAAATATATTTGGTATTTATTATTGTGATGGCAGCGTTAGCTATTTGGGGAACAGAAAAGGCTTTGGGTCATACAACTTGCCAAATAGGTTCTAATGGGATTGTTATTTGCGTATAGAGGTAGGTATCAACTTATATAAATAATGCGTGGTAGACCCCTTAAAATGCGTTTAAAAGGGGTTTAATCGTCTAATTCTGGTACTTCTGAATAAACAGATAGGTCATCACCACTAATTTCTATGTGGCTACCATCGTCTAACATTATAATAAGCACGTTTTCACCGTAGTAGGCTTCTGCTTCTACTACCATTTTGCCTACCATATGCTCACATAATTGCTGAATGTTCATTATTTTCCTTATATGCTGGTAACTGATTCGTTGTAATTCTTTTCTGATTTCACAGACTTGCTCCATGACCCACACTCCGAACATTGGTATCGTTGATATTGTCGTGTAGCTGTAATTGCAAACCCACGTTTATGTAATTTACTAGAATTGCAACTTGGGCATACCATGCTTGTAGAATAAGCATTGTGATTAGGATGTGATTTAATCCACCCTTTAAAACGGTTATACACTTTCTCTAAAAGAATAACGTCATTCTTATTGTATTCTTCCATTGTCTTCCATGCTTTACGGTCATCATTCATACACTTTAACCATAGCGTATGACCCTCATGTGCTGTTTTAGCACCAAGTCCTAAAGCCTGTGATACATAATCTAGTTTATTAGAAACAAATCTAAACTGTCTACGAGCTACTTGAAGTAAATCTATCTGTTTAGAAGGTGCTGGAGGGTTCATACCTGCTAATAAAAACTCTTTATGTAGTATGGGTATGTCAAACCTAGAACCGTTGTAGTGGACTATGGCATCAGCTTCGTCAAGAAGTTTATGCACAGAGTCTAGCATCTTTTGTTTGCCAGATTTTTGAATAGAGTCAAACATGATTTTAGATTCACCATACCACTTGGCTGCGTAGCAAAGGGTATAAGATGATTCTAGTAATTGGTTAATAGAGATGTTTTGGTCAAAAATACCCCAGACATGAGCAGTATTTGGTGCTACTTCTATATCAATAAGTAATATTTTCATATTAACCTTTGGTTATGAGTTTACCTATTATATACTATGAAATAGTAATAGATGCAGTTTTATCTTCTTTAAGTTTATTAAAGAACACATCGTATGCTAGTTTAGAATTTCCTATGAAATCTTTACCTGCATAGGTATGACCTAACAAAATACATCCATCTGTGTCTTTAGATGTATTACCAGAGTGTATTCGCACCCCTGTAAAATTAGGCACATTTAAAATATGAGGCATAGGTTTGCCAAATCTAGCAGAGTCATCAATAATAACATCGTAAGTCCCAGCAGGAATAGCTGTTTGTCCATTTACTTTAGCTCCCTTTCTAACTACGTCTTCTAGGGTGTAACAGAAATAAACATTGTTGAGATACATTCTACCTACAGTATAGGTATCATTAAATTCATATCTTTTTACTTCAATTAACATTTTTATCTACATAATGTAAGGCTTGTGTTAAGTATTGCATAACATACATAAAGATAATAGATAATCCCATAGCACCAAATAACAATGCTACAATTAAAAATTTAAGTATAGTTAAACCAATAAAATTTAATATGTTTAATACAATCATTTTTTAAGTGTCAGGTACATTCTTTCGCCAATAACAAAAGACATACAAGCTCCAGTCATATCAAGGAATACTGCTACTACACCAGCACCTACAATATCAGGGTTGAATACTACAATAGCAGTAAACACCATGATAGCACTAATAATGATATATCTGAATGAAGCACGAAGGTCTATTATCCATTTAGAAGGTTCGCCAGTAGGGTTATCTAGTGACGCTAAAGCCTGTAACTTCTCTGCTTCTGCTTTCATAAGCTCTATGCGTTCTGTAATGTTTTGTGGTTGTCCACCTGCACCGCCTGTAAACTTGGCTATAAGACCTCTAGCACCGTCAGCAAATGCTGGGACTAAAGCAGGTAAGATTAAACTAATTAAATTAAACATTAAAGCTCCTTAAAATTGTTTACCTATCTGAAACCCCATTGACCTATCATAAGGGCTAATATTACCAAATAATTTTAATAAAAAATTATCTCTTAATTGTTTTTCATAGTCTGCATGAGCAGATAACCCAGATGCGTCATATTGACCGCCAACAGTTCCTCTACCACCTGCAATATCAGTTGAATATGCTCCGCTAACATTAGGGTCTTTACCACCTGTAATTTGAGCTTTAATATCATTAGTTATATATTCGCCATATGGTGAAGTATTGCCTTTAGTATCTAATAAACCACCTTTTAAATTATCTTTAGTAATAGCATAATCTTTGTAAGATGGTTTATTTAGTTCTTTGCCAATAGTAGCACTTAATAAACCAATAGGAAGTTCTGTTGCTGCATTAACATTGCCACCAAATGTAGGATTAGCATAAGCATTTACGTTTAAATTTTCATTACCTATACTAGCTTGTTGTGGTGGTAAATTATATTGCTTTAAAAATTCGTCTAAAGTCATTATAATTCCTTTGGGTCAAAGCCATACATTTTGGCTACACGTTTTTGTAATTTTAAAAATAAACCTTTATGGCTAGTATATTTTTCTGTTTTAGGTGAATCTAAATAAACACACATATGAATGATTTCATGGCATAATGTCATAAGGACAGGATACAAATAAGAATGACGTGCTGTGCTAATGGTAATGATATGTGGCTCACCTTGTTCTGGTGGTTCATATTGTCCACACATACTGTCATCATGCACAATTACAAAATCCACTTTAGATGCAGGCGGAAGTTTATATTCGTCAAATATAGGAAACTCTATTAAAACAGAATAAAGATTGGCAATATTTTGTTCAGTAATAAAACTCATATATTAGCTTTAGGTTGAAATAACTTTGCATCAAATACTGCTGTTTGGTTGATTTCTGGGAAAAATATATAGACTGCGTGCTTACCTTCATAGCTGTCAGACTTCCAACAACCTTCATGGTTAGGATGACCTTTTTCAGTTGCATAAGCAGCGTAGTCATAACCTTGTAAACCTTGTTTTTTAAAGATACATTCTTCAGAAGTTAATACTATTTCACCTGCTTCTGTAGCCATGCTCATTTCTTTTACAAGTTCTTTAGCTTCTGCGTAATTATAAAGAAACACCCAAAGCAACAATAAAGTTATTGCCATGAGTAATTGTTTCATTTTACTTTCCTAGCCAATGATTAGTTACAAAAGTAATAAAGCCACCGATAGCAGAAGCAATAGCCATACCTGCCCAGAAGCCACCTTTAGACTTGTTGGCAAGCTCTAGGAGCAACTTTATATCTGTTTCCATGCTATCTACTTTATCTTGTAAAGATTGAACTTGTGCGGTTAGTTTGCCGTACTCAAATGGGTCAATTTCATTAGACATTAATAAACTTTCTATTGTTGTGATAAATCTGGCTCTTGTAATAAGCCATAAAAAGGTTGATCTGTAGTTTTACTTAATACATTACCTAAAACACCAGCACCACGCACTCTGTCAGCAGTAGCATACCTGCCAACTTTTCCAGCATATTTAGATCCTTGACCTAATACATATGGAGATGTACCTGCCATAATTGTAGCAATAGTTGCAGCAGTTAATGGTGCACCGCCACCAAGTAAATGTACACCTACACCACTACCAGCAGCCACAGCAGGTGCAATGTATTTTGCAGCACCAGATGCTAATGGATCTTTTAATGCTTGACCAGCTATCATTGGCATAATATCTATACCAGTTCTTTCTTTTAATTTATTCATTAAATCCATTCTGTATTCAGCAGGACCAGATTCTTTTAATAAACCATTAAATTTATTTAATAAACTTGCGGGAGGAACTTCATTGTTTCCTATAGATCTATGAATTTCATCTAATGTATTCATAGCATTTTCATATGCTTTCATAGATGGAGCATATCTTCTATTTTCACTAGAAATTAATTTATATGCATTTTCTGCTGTTTTGCCATAAATATTTGACACTGCAGCAGACGGACTGTCTATACGATTTAATTTTTCATTAACTGTTTTCTTAAATAAATCTACACCTTCAGATGTATGTAAAGATGGTTTTTTAGCATATGTATCAATAAGATTTGATAAATCATCTAAATGAGCTTGTTGAGCAGGTAATAAATCTAATGTAGATTGCCCTCTTAATTGAATACCTTTTTTCATATCATTAAATTGATTTTTAATAGAACCAAAATCTAATTTAGTTTTATCGTCAGCCCAACCTTGTTCAAATTGATCACCAAATTTTAATTTTTTATATTCATCTTGTGCAATATTTCTAGATGCTTTTTCAGCTTCTTTGTATTTAGATACTATTTCAGATTGTGGTAATTTATCACCAATAGCGGCATTAAAGTCAGCAAGATCTTGACCGCCTGTTTTACCTGCACGATATGCTACTCTGTATGCTTCAGCAGGTTTTTGAGATAAGAAAGAGGCAACTTGTGGTGCAGTAATATCAACACCTTTTTGCAATAATGAAACTGGATCTAATAATTTGCCAGTTTTTGATATTAAATTTGCTTCACTAGCAAGTTTAGCTTTGCCTAATAATCCACCACCCATAGTAAATAAACTAGAAACATCCCCTAATACACCAACTGGATCATTTTCTAATGTATTTAAAAATTGTTGTTTTCCGCCATATCTATTAGACATAAATTGATTAACTGCTCTTGCAGCGTTAACGTTTTCATTGTCTGGTGCTTCTTGTCCTGTTAATGATGATTTTGCTAATTGACCATATCCACTTGTCAATGTTCCTATTCCACGAGCAGTATCTATTGGATGAATAAATGGTGTAGCAATATCTTGTATATATTGCACTCCACTTGGTCCAAGATTAGAAATAAGATTCATTGCATCAAAAGTAGTTGGTTGTTGTACAGCAGGTCCTAATTGTAAATCTTCATTAGGCAATCTTTTAGCTGTTACTTCTATTGGTTTTAATTTAACATTAGTTTCTAATGGAATTGATTTATCTGATAAATATAAGTCTGAATTAGCCATATTAATTTTGTCTCTTTAAATTATCTGCTCTAGTGTATGGAGTTTTATCACTTTTAAGTACTGTATGTAATTGTTTATCAGGTGTTATGTAATAATAATAATCTTTTTTAATATTTGGATTATTTAAAGATTGACCTTGTATAACGCTTCCAAGAGTTGCTGTTCTTGGAGGAGTGTTTTCATCGGTAGGCAATACAATTTGAACTTGTAATTTATTTGGAATATATTTATCACCATAATTACCATAATTTATTTTATATAAATCTCTTGAACTTCCTTCTGCTTTATCTAATAAATCACCAATAGTTTGTAATGCATTCATTGATTCAGTAAAATTAGCACCAGATTTTAATATACTAAATTTATCTTTCATGATTTGTAATTCACCACCATTTAATTGACCAAATGGCGTAGCACCGTTAGGACCAGTTTCTTTCATATTTAATAGTTCATTAACTGTACCAGCAGATGTTATTTTATTTAATAGTCTTTGAGCTGCTCCACCTTCTCTAGATAATTCAGCTTTAATACCACCACCAGCACTAAATAACATTTTTGATCCTGAATGTTGTTTTAATGCTTCTATATCTTCACGAATAGAATTATTATTATTAATATTGTTTCTTAATTTTGATGTATCGGTATTTCTTGTTGTAAGTTTTTCATTTTGATATTTTTCTGAAGGTTGTATATTTTCTGGAACAATAGGTTTAGCTCCACCACCAGATATAGTAATTTCAGTTGGTGGTACATTAGGCACTCGTTGTGTTACTGAAGACACTGGAGTTGGTTTTTGTACTGGAGTAGTTTTTACTGGAACAGTTGGTACTGGAACATTTGTATTTTGTTGATAAATATTTTGTTCTTGAGATGTTGGAAACATATCTGTAGATGGAACATTAATATTTACTGGTTGGTTGATTGCAGGATTTATTGCAGGATTAACTGAAGATACATTTGTTTGTGGTTGATTATTAATTGTTGATTTAAGAATTTCTCTAACAACATCTAGTTGAGTTTTAGGTTGTGCTGTAATTTTTCCAGCAGCTTGAGGAAATTCAGCACCAAGAGTTGCTATTTTAGTTTGAGCATCAACAGCATCTTTTAAATTCATTCCACCTAATTGAAATTGAAGTATTTTTGCAGCATCTACTGGATTGTTAGGATTAAGATTAAGTGCTTTAATAAAGTCATATACTGATTCAGATCTAGTAGGTGCTTTAGGAGTCATGCCTTCCATAACTATTTTAATAGTACCTTCTGGGTCAATTTGCATTTGATCTTTTAGTTCTGGATGTAAAGAAATATATCTTTGAGCAGCAGAATATTTATCAGTTAATAATTGATTTTCAACTTTACCTTTTGTAACATCTTGGATTAGTTTAGTGCCTTGTAATCCAGTGATAAGGTTTTGTTGTGTTGTTGTATATGGAGATTGTCTACCTGTAGAAGCACCAGTAACAACGCCTAATATTTTTTGTATTGGAGATTTATTTTGATAAAGTTGTGACGCATAACCTTCCAATCCACCAACACCAGTTGAAATATTAGATTGATTTTGTAATGCCTTTAATTCATCTTCAGTTAAATTTGCTTTTAAAAATTCTGGCACTCTAGTTCCAAGTAAAGAATTTAAAAATCCTCCACCAGATGAAGGTTCAGATGAGTTGCTAAATAGATCTAATAATCCCATGTTAGTATCCTAATAATAATGAGTGCGGGTATTTAAGTTGTGGTATTTCACCAACATTTATTGGTTGATAATTACTAGCACTTCCTCTATTTATTCCAGCAGAGGGAGCATGAACCATTGGTGGTTTTGGTGGGTTTTTAAAATCAGCAAACATTTTACCAGCACCAAGAGTTGCCATTGGATTTGCTTTCATCCAATCAAATGTATTTGATCCTGTTGCAGCTAATTTGTCCATAAGTGATGGTGAGTATTGTTGCATAGCAGAATCAGAGCCACCCATAGCTACTGTATATGGATTAATTTCATAAGACAATCCATTGCCTAGTGTTTGATTTGTTGGAGCTGAAGTTAATTCTATACCCATAGGTGTTGTAGTATATGCAGACATAGGAATATTAGCTTCATTATTAAGATTTAATAAAGAATTAGCACCACTCATAGCACCTAACCCAGTACCTACCCCACCTAAAAGACCACTACTTCCAGCAGTTAATAATGACGGTGCAACTAAATCAGCACCTGCTGTCATCATACCAGCACCTGTTAAAGCACTGCCTGTGCCTGCTAAAATACTAGGTGCTACCATTGCTGCTGTTGGAGCTGCTGCTTCCGCAGCAACTGTAGCTGCTGCTGTAGCAGTAATTGGATCAAATTGCGTTGTTAAAAAATTATCAATAACCCATATAGGATTAATCCAATTAAATAATCTCATTATTTACCTACCTTACCTGCTAAATAACACATTGGTTCAATAATTGCACGATATAAACGACCTAATGGGTCACGTTTTTTACCACGCATTTCTTTCCATAAGTCAGCAGTTCTATGTCTAGCAATATGTTCTGCAATTTTGCGTACAATATTGCGAGTCCATGTTGGATTTGCATTAAACGCAAAATTTACTATTGGAAGGCATAGTTTGTGATAACCTTTTTCAATTGTTTTAGCATTAGGCATTGTAGCTGAATGTTGTAACCAGATAGTTTGACGGAATGAACCAAAACCGTATGCTTGATTCATAGCTGTACATACTATCTTTCCACCAGATTGCTGTGATTGTGTAGTAGATACAGTGCCAGCAGGAGCTTGATTAATAAGATTAGCGTAGTTTTGTAGTTTTTGGTACGGAAGGTTTTGACCAAAGTTAAAACGGTTAATGTCTGCTTGTAATGCTTGATTTTGATAATCTTCATTAATTTTACCAACATTCATAAGTTGGTTTGTATCTTGGTAACGTGCCTGACTTAACGCAGGTGCATTTTGAGCAGCATTATTTTGCATACCACGTTCACCAGCATAATTTGCATAAGCTAAATCACCATACTTATTAGCAAGTGTTTGACCTAATGTAGTTGCAGCACGATTTTGAATATCAGCAGATACACCAGAACCATAACGACCAGATGCAGAAGCACCAGACTGTGCAGCTTTAATAGCATCATTATATGATGTTGTTGCACCCTGTGCAGCACCAGCCATAGCTTGGTTAAAATATGGATTGTTTTGTAAGTAAGCACCTCCAGCAACATCTGTTTGTTGTTGAAGAGCAGTATTTAGTAATGGATTCCCACCAGTAGCAATACCTTGTGCAGTATTAAGTGCTTGTGTTGTTTGGGCAGAAGGTGAAACATAAGTTTGACCTGCATAATACTGTGGATTATTGCTATTATAAAGTTCTTGACCTTTACTTAAAATATCAGTTACATAAGGTTGAATAGATGGGTCAATACCAGTTGTAGTTGTAGATGTACCACCACCTGAACCTCCACCACCATAAAATGTAAATGACTCAACTAATGATGTTAGCCAGTTAGATAAATTTAATAATTTCATATTGCTTTCCTTAAAGAGTGAATGTCCAAGTTGTTGGTTTAAAATTCATTTGTTTTACTTTGCGTTCCCATCCCTTACGACCAGATGTGAATGTAACTTCTGTTTTACCGCCTTGTTTTGCTATTTGTTGTATTTCTTGCCATGCTTGTTGAAAGAGTACTTCATCATTAATAGTAGACCATGCTGCCCAAACGTGCATTGTTTGACCAATAGGTTGCAATACAACAAAGCCATAAGGTTGTTTGTTGTGAATAGCTATAAATAACATAGAACGATTTTCGTAACAGTCACAGTAGACATCTTCTACTATCCAACGTGGATGACCTTTAGAACGAACTATTTCAAGACCATGTTTAACATAGTTCCAATGTGACCTTAATTGGTCTTTAGGAATATAATTAAGAATCATCCTACTATAATATATCCGTATGTTTTATCTGTATTTGTGTTAGCAGAGTGTGTCAATGTAGCACTGCCTTTTGCTCTAGCACTCACATAAACATTAGTTAAAGATGCAACTGCATTGGCTGTTGTAGGCATAAGCATGATAATACTATTATAACCTATACGTTCATCAGAAATTGTTGTTGTAGTAGCACTACTAGCATTTAAAGTAACATTACCAGTATTATTTGTTTTACCATTTAATACACCATTAGTTACTTCACTTATTTCACGAGGGTCTGCACCAGTAGGGTTTAAACCCTTGTACATATCACTACGAGCCATTATCTATTTCCTTGTGGTTCAGTGTCTACGTCAATACCAATAGCTGTTGTCCAACTTCCTGTAGGTGTTACGCTTAATCTATGCCATCTGCCTGCATTTCTTAATGGTACACGACCACCTTCACCAGAAGAAACAGCAGTTGTAAATGTAATGTTATCATCTAGTTTACGTCTTGAAGCTACAGAAACACTAGCTGCACCATTATCAATAATAGGTCTAGCAAGTTTAACTACAGAGTTATAACCATCTTCAAAGTCAGATAATACAATGTTTGCAGTAGTATTAGCACCTGTAAATGTAACGATATAAGCACCTCTAGCACCTGCAAGAACGTACTTACCACCAGCCCAGATACGGTCATCTAGTGATGCTGGCACTGTTTCAATGCTAGGATATAGAGTACCAATACCTTCTAGTGTTACTCCTGTAGATGCAGCAGAAGCTACATAAGTAGTATCTGTTTCACCTCTTGACCATTTATTAAGTTGCCAATTATATATAATAAGTGCATTGCCGCCTGTTACTGTAGGATAGTTCCAAATAACAAGTTTACGAATAGGGTCAATTGTTGCTGACATAGTGTCAGATTTAGCAAGGTTAAATGTAGAATAGAAATATCTATCTATTTTTTCTACACCTATTGGGGTAATTGTTTTACCATCACATGAATAAAATCCATCATCTGATAAGAAGTAAGACATACCACCATATTGTGCTATAGAGTTACCTTCAATACATCCAAGATTGCGTGATATAGCGTTAAATTCAAAGAAGTAAGGGCTACCACTATACTGCATACGGTAAATAGCTTTTTCTAGGAATACAATACCAATTTCACCACCTGTTAAACCAGTAATGTTTCCACCGTCAGCAATTAGCTGAAAGTCTGATTGGGATGCACTTCCAGAACTCCAATTTTGTTCATTTGCAATATCACTCCACTGCAATTTATTAGGTGTATCTAATATATTTGCACATACTACAAAATCACGAACTACAGTTACATATTTAGCAATAGGTGCTGATGATGTATATACACTCATATTGCTTGTAGCAATAGTGCCACTAGCTGCAGTAGTTAAAGTAAATGTTGTTGAGCTTGTAGATGTAATAACATAGTTACCAGATAATGCACCACCTGATTTAAAGTAAATCTTATATGTACTACTGGTAGTTAAACCATGTGCAGTAGTTGTAGTAACTGTAACAGTTGTACCTGTTCTAGTATAAGTACCATTAACATATGTACCTAAATCTTGCCATGTACTAGAAACACCTAAACTCCATGCCTGTATAGGTTCATGATAATTAGCTGCTAATAATATAGAACCAAATTGTGCATATTGCCAACGAATAGTTCCACCATAAGCACCAGTTTTAGACACATCTGTTAATGCAAGACTAGCAGTATCAAACTTAAATAGTTTAGAAGCACCACCACCAAATAACTGAACTGTATCACCAATCTTACCTACAAATACATTATTAAGACTTTCACTAGCTGCGTTAGATAAATTAGATGCACTAGGAAATGGAGCATACCCTGCTAATACAGGAACAACATTTTTAGCGTCATTAAGACTATCACCAATAGCTGGTTGGTCTGGCTTCCATTCTGTAAATTGTAATCTGCGTATAGGCATATTAAGCCTTCATAATAAATGCTAATGCAAAGTAAGGAGGTAAGTTCTGGTCTGTACCACTAGAACCTGCTGTACTATTAGATACTGAAATTCCTGTTGAAGCGGCTGTTGTATTAAATGAAGCACCATTTTGTCCATCATAAGCTGTACCATTGTCATTACCAACTTGAACTCGTTGTGCATTACCATAAGTATGTACGTGTGTTGGGTCTGTAACTGTTGCAGTATGAGTATGGCTTACTACAATAGCGTCTTTAGTACCACCAGTTTGTGTATTAGAGCCTGTAACTGTTGAATATGCAACACTAGATGTATCTGAATATGCACCAATAATAAATCTATTGCGTAAATCTGGAGTACTATTAGAACCATTACATAAATACCATCCACTAGGAATAGTAGCAATTGTTCCAGACCACATTAAAATCATACCAGAAGTAAATGTAACAACTGAACCCCAAGATGCTACAGAACCGTCTGTAGTTAAATATTTGCTAGAGTTACTTGTTTGTGTAGGCAATAAGGCGTTGATTGCAGTAGATGCAGTAACCTGTCCTGTACCGCCAGATGCTATAGGAAGTGTATCACCACTTGTGCCACCTTGCCACGCTTTTAGATGTGACATTAATGCACGAATAGCATTATTGATACCAGAAGGTGAGCAACCCTCATCTATGTTAATACTGTTTATATCAGTATTATTTCCTGCGGTTGCATCATATTCACTAATTTTTGTCTTTGCCATTTTTTATCCTTGTTGTAACCATGTGTTAGAGCCTGCTGTTACAGTTGTCCATTCTTCGCCTTGCTTATATGCTTTTGCTGTAATAGTAGTTGTTTCGTTAATTGAAGCCTTTGCTGCAAATACTGTATTAGCATTAACTGTTACAGTTGCTATTCCATTTATACTTGCTTTTCCAGCTAATATCATTTTCCCAATAGCAGAAACAACAGCAGTAGCGGTAATAGTTGCTATGTTATCAAATAAGTCTACTGTAGTAGTAACTACTACTTGAGCACTACATACAATATTTGCATATACAATGCCTGATGCACTTACTGAACTAAATGGACTTTTTGAAAATGCACTTATACCAAACATTATTTATCCTTTAAACTAATTCTTTCCAAGTTAATGTTGCTTCATTCCAAGTAAATCTACCTTCTTCTGTAGGATAGTCTATAGGTGCTTTCCATTGTGCTTTGTCATCTAAAACCCATGAGGCAAAAGGTTGTGGTGGAATGAAAGCATCTAGTGTAGCGTCATACTTATAACCAACCCCAGCGTAGTTTTTACGGATGTTACCATTGTAAGATGTTTGAACCCATTTACCACCAAGTAAGTTAGTGCAGAACTCAATGCCTATAGCTTCGTTCTCTACACCGTCTTGATCGGCTGTGTCTTGATTAGCAACTACAATCACTTGTGTTACTAGGTTTTCTGCGTTAAGTTGTGCGAAATGTGCCATGTGTTTCTCCTGTTAAATTCTATTATCGGGCATTACTATTCTTAAATGGATTCTCGGCATAAGCCATGTAGGTGTATGTACCTCCACTCAAATTTGGTTCGGTTGCATATCTAATTTTAAAACCATTGCTTAATATGTCCATTGGAAAACCAGAAGATGCAGGTGTATATTCAGCCGCAGAAGTATTTGGTTCTAACCCTTCACCAGCTAAATTATAAGTAGAACGAGCAGTATCAATTATATGCCAACTTTGAACACCAGATGAAGATTTAATCATAATAAATTTAGGTCTAAATCCAAGATACACAAACGGACCATCAGTAGAAGCATTACCTGTGTAAGAACCAAACTTACTAAACCCTGCTATTTCTGCAAAACAATAAGCTATAACATTAACACCTGAATTCCATGTTGTTCCTACAGTATTACCAAAAACTGTGGAAGTTGGAACTGCTGTTCCCCAATAGTTAGTTTGTGATGCTTTAGCGGCAGTTGTATTTAAGTTGACATATTCGCCATTAGTAAATCCTGTAAACCATGTTGGCCATGGGCTAACAGTATCAGTAGATTTAGTTATAATCATTTTAGGTGCAACACCTAATCCATGACCAATAGTAAAACTGCCTGAAGCTGGATTTACATATTTAACAATACTGAAACCTGCTGTAGTATTAACACTTACTGTTGAAGTTACAGTTCCATCTGTATTAGATGCACTAGAGCCTTGACCAGCTTGCCATTGCCAACCTACATAAGTGTAAGCATTTGTAAGTAGTGAAGCTGAATCACTTGAAAAACCATTTGAATTAAATGATGTTATAAAAGCAGGTGATGTAGATGTAGAGTCTGCACCTGTAGTACTTGTCCTTAATAACTTTGTGCCACCACGAACAGAGTCCATTAAATAATGATCTTGAGCATTACTTCTTGATTTAACCCAAACCAAATCAGGTTTAAATTGACCTTGATTTACTATAGTTTGAGCACCTGATGTTCCTGTAAATGGAGTTGCATCCATATACTTATTACCCTGTAATATAGTAGGAGTAGGTAGGTTATATGTGTTTAGTGCTACATAGCCACTTGGTGGTGTGTATGAAAATGGTCTTTGTCCAAAGTTAAAGTCAACAACATTGCTATTATCTTCTGTGCAACCAAATACATATCCGCCTGTATAAGACATTCCTGTAAATGCTGTGCCTTGACTTGTGCCATTTTTATAGAATGTCATAGTTCCTGCATCTGCATCAATAGCTACACCAATAATATCACCACTAGTATAAGTTGCACCGTATGTTGTTCCACTAGGTGTTGCATTAGTATATGACTTACCATTACTTGCATAAGTATATCCATAGTCACGAACAAACGCTGAAGTCCATGTTCCTAAAGAATAATAAGTAAGGTTATTACATACACCTATCCATGTAACATTAGCACCACTTACAGTGGTTGCAGTTGCTTCAAAATAGTATTTACCTGAAGTAAACGCCATTGTTGCACCTTGTGAACCACTAGGACCAGAAGTTGAACTTGCTTTTAAATTACCTGCACTAATAATATCTGTATTAGCAGAATATGGTCTAACAAGTGGGTTAAGTGTTGGGTAATTAGCCACAGTCGCACTTGTATTAGTAGGGACATCAGTCATAGCATCATAGGTTGTGCCTGCTGTTAAGCTAATGTTGTTAGTTGTCCAATTGTTACCGTTACCTGAACTATCGTAGCCTAATGTTGTGGTAGATGTTGTATTACCAAATGTTAGGTAGAAACCGTTAGTTCCGTATGTGCCTTTATATAAAATTGGTTTCCATACACCGTTAGCGTCATTGTTACCAAAGTAATATGGTTCTAATTGTTGTCCATCTACAAAATTTACATCGGTTAAATATCCATCAGTATAAATACTTGAATAATTTTCTTTAAATATTTGATGAGCAACAACACTATTAATAATAAGATTAGCATTTTGTGATGGATTGTTGTTTGTAGTAAAAGTGGTTATTTCATTTCCATTTACATATAATTTAATTCTATTAGCAGCAGTTGCTTGTGTTGTATCTATTGAACAAACAATATGATACCAAGCTGAAGGGTCACGAAATACTTGAGTTGATTGTCTATAAACTGTATTTGCACCTTGAAATGTTAAGTTATCTGCAACGCTATTTCCACCAAAAGTTAAAGCTAAATAAGTAGCATCAGTTGCACCTGTAATTGTTCCAAATATTTGATTATATGTTCCGCCTAATGTTCCTCTTTTTACCCATCCTGACCAAGTCCATTTTTGTTGATTGCCAGCAATAGTTGGAGTTCTTGATAAAGATGCAGAAGCACTAGCTCTAAATCTTAATGAGTTATTTAGGTTATTTGTTAATGGTGTTAAAGCACCTGTAGCGTTAAATGTGTGGATAGTATTACCACCTGATGATGTGACTAGACCACCGTTAAATACTTGTGAGCCAGCGTATGAGATAATAACTGTTCCGCTACCGCCTGATGCACCATTGTAATTACCTGTTGCAACATAAGCCGCACCTCCACCTCCACCACCTAAATTAGTTGTGCCTGAACTTGCTAAAGTTGTGCTACTTCCTGTTTGTCCTGTTCCACCGCCTCCAGCACCACCAGTTCCTCCTGATTGAGTACCATAACCGCCACCACCTCCGCCACCAGCGTATGTTACAGAAGAGCCTGATATGCTAGATGATGTTCCTGCACCACCAACACCAGCTACTTGTAATACAGCACTTGTACCAGCAGCAGATGCTCCGCCACCACCACCACCTGCATTTACACCAGCACCACCTGCATTACCTTGACCTGATGTGCCACTACCACCTGTTTTAGGGGCAGTTTCACCTTGTCCACCACCACCTGAACCACCACTTGCACCTGAACTACTTGAACCAGCTCCGCCACCACCTCCAGTAGAAGTTACTGTGGTTAAGCCTGTGCCTGATAATGAAGAGTCACTACCACTTGGAGCTGCACCAGCACTAGAACCTCCAGCACCACCAGCACCAACTGTAACTACATAAGTAGCACCTGAATATAAAGTTGTAGATGATGTTAAATAACCACCAGCTCCACCACCACCTGCTGAACCTTGACCACCGTATTGTCTGCCACCACCACCACCACCAGCTACGACTAAATAACTAGCTGTTACAGGTGTAAGAGGGCTTAATGTGCCTGAAGATGTGAATGTGTGTATTTGGTTACCACCTGAAGTAGTAAGAGTGCCACCTACGAATTTGGGTGTAGCAGATGTGTAAGATATGATGACTATGCCTGAACCGCCAGAGCCACCTAAATAAGATGGACCAGTACCACCGCCACCGCCACCTGTGTTAGCTGTACCTGATACAGCATTTCCTGTATTACTATTACCTGCACCGCCACCACCTGTACCACCTGTTGTAGCAGTTCCTCCAGTAGCATAATATCCACCGCCACCGCCACCTGCATAATATACAGATGAACCTGAAATAGAAGATGCTAAACCTACACCACCATTACCGGCTTGTGTAGTTGATGTTGCAGTTCCACCTACTGCTCCTGCACCACCACCACCTCCTGCTGGGAAAGGAGATGAAGTAAAACCACCATTTCCTCCACCATTATTACCTTGACCTGATGTGCCACTTCCACCACCAACAAGACTACCTGATGAACCTGAACCACCACCAGAACCTCCAGAGCCACCATTAACTCCACCACCACCATAACCACCACCTACTGAAGTAACTGTAGATAAACCAGTACCTGATATAGATGAGTTAGAGCCTGCTATACCTGAAGTTCCACCTCCAACACATACAACACCAGCTCCACCAGCACCTACTGCAATAGAATATGTATTGAGTGTAGATAATGAAAATGTAGATGTTTGATAACCACCAGCACCACCACCTCCACCGCCAGAGCCACCACCACCAGCAACAACAAGATAAGATGCTGCTACTTTGTTTTTATCGGACGATAGAATACCATAAGCTCTTGCTGCTTGTACGGCTAGTCTTGACAATAATGACATTGTTAATTCCTATTTGAATTGTGTTTGAGCTGCGAATACAGAGAATGTTGCTGAACCTGTTTTAATAATTGTGTATGAATAAGCATCTACACCTGAAGCATTACCACTTGACCATGCTGTACCACCTTGATATTTAGGTGTGACAGATGAACCGTCAATAGTAACTGCGTTGTTATAGTATGCTGTAGCACCTTGTGATACTAGGAATACGACTGTGATAGCTTCACCTGTTGACATTGCTGTATCTAAAGATGTGCCTGATGAACCTCTAAAGTTTACAGTCCAGTTCGCACTTGCATTTGTTGTATAGTATAACACAGACTGTGTAGTTACATCATAGTTAATAGTGCCTGTAGCTGCTGTAGCAGAGATAGTTGAAGTTTCAGTAGCATTGATAAATGCAGAAGCTAAAGAAGCTGTTGCACCTGTAAATGTTTGTTTAGCTGTGAATGAATTAGCAGCAGTTGTTACAGCAATATTAGCACCAGCTAATGTAGTTGCACCAGTACCACCTGAAGCTACAGCTAATGTAGCTGATAATCCAGCAGCTGTGCCAGTTGTATTTTGATTTAAAGTAGGGAAAGTACAATTGGTTAATGTACCTGATGCTGGAGTGCCTAGTGCTGGTGTTGTTAGTGTGGGTGATGTAAGTGTTTTGTTTGTAAGTGTGTCTGTAGTAGCACGACCAACCAATGTATCTGTAGATGTTGGAAGTGTTAAAGTTCCTGTATTCGTAATGCTTGAAATGACTGGTGTTGTTAATGTTTTATTAGTAAGAGTTTCTGATCCTGCAAGTGTAGCAAAATCATTGTCTGATAAAGCTGTGTTAAATTGTGCAGTAGTGCCACTTAAAGTGTTAGATGTTAAATTAACTGTTTTATTAGTTAGTGTGTCTGTTGTAGCTTTGCCTACTAATGTATCCGTAGATGTTGGTAAAGTTAAAGTACCAGTATTAACAATAGTAGCAATAACTGGTGATGTTAATGTTTTATTTGTTAGTGTGTCAGTAGTTGCTTTACCTACTAATGTGTCTGTAGCTACAGGAAGTGTTAGTGAAGATGTACCTGCTGTTGCTCCTGATACTATTGTAGTAGTTCCTGATGTAGAGCCACTTAATTTAATACCTGTAGAACCAAATGTAGGTAATGTTGCAAATACAAGCGAACCTGAACCTGTTTCATCTGTAACAGCTGATGCTAGATTAGCAGACGAAGGAGTACCTAAAAAGGTAGCAACCCCTGTGCCTAAACTTGTTATGCCTGTACCACCATTGGCAACTGGTAAAGTTCCTGTAACACCTGTAGTTAAAGGTAGCCCTGTAGCATTTGTAAGCGTAGCTGAAGCTGGAGTACCAAGAGCTATTGCATTTCCAGAAGCATCAGTATAAAGTGATTTAGTAGCAGGATAAGTTACAAATACATTTTTTGTACCAGCAGTAAAATTAACTGCACTTCCACTATTACTAGATGCTAATACTGTAGTACGAGCTAAACTTGTACCTACTGAAGTATATGTACCTAGACCTACTTCCCATTCAGAGCCTGTACCAACAATAGCGTAATAGGTTGTATTTCCATTACCAACAGCACTAGAGAATGTTTGAAAGCCAGTAAGTGCACCATCAAGGGTGAAAGCTCCTGTGCCTGTAGTAGTAGAGGTTTCTTGAACTCTATCTTTAACAATTAATGCCATGTTTTTTCCTTTATGCTAAATTGTTTTGTTATTAAAAACAATTACGCTAATGTAACTGATAAATTGCTTGTAATGATTTTAAATACATCACCAGTGTCTACTGTTTTAGAAGCATCTAATGGAGTATGGTAAAGTAAATTACCACCTGTAGAAGCATCATAAAGTCCTAAATGAGTTACTATTCCCCAACCTGCTGTGCAAGTAGGAAATGTAACATCAGCAGAATTAGTAGATACACCGTTAGAAGGTGCACCAAAAGTTACTGATGTTCTAGCATAAGAACCACCAGTTACTTCTGTACCTGTGCCTGCGTCTGTAGGGTCTGTTGTAAATAATGCTACATAAACTGTTGTAGGTGCTGTGTAAGCTGTTGCTCGTAGAGTTACGTTAATTAAAGCGTTCTCTAAATAATTGCTCATTTCTGACATAATTTTTCCTTTATCGTGTTGCTAATGAAATTACCATTGGTGCAGATGGATTTTCACCAGCACTGTCTGATACTGTTAATGAATTGACACCTCTATCGTATAATTGTGCCCATGTTGCAACTCTTGCATCATTCATCAAATACGGTTCTGCTTCACCTAAACTTGCATAAAGCAACAAGTCTGGGGAATTAGCTAAAAACACATTAGATGATACTGTAGAACTCAAATAGGTAGGTGATGCGTAATAAACCATTTTGAGTGTATATGCAGAGTCTGGGATAGGTGCAAATTGAAACTCTGAACCCATAACTGTATAAAATTTAGGAGCACCACTATCCGCTGTAGATGCTTTTGTGTTTCTAAAGAAATTACTTGGATTTTGATACACAATTGTTTGAATAGGACTTGATTCTATATGTAAGTCACGCATTTCTAAAAAGTCATTAGGTAGTCCCACAGTTGGGTCACCAGCAGTTGTACTTGTTGTCACTACTTTTAGCATAGGTCTAATACGCAAATCACGTCTTAATCTGTTTTCTGCTAATTGAATAAATAATGGGATTTGTGTTGTCAAATCTGTACGAGCCAAGTAGTCTGCAATCGTTGACTGCAAATCTGTATAGTTTGTTATAGCCATTAAATTCTTCCTGTTCGGGTTCTAAATGCTCTGTTGTCTGGGTTGTTTAGCCATGCTTTAAATCGTGGCATATCTATGACAGTTAGCCCACGAGTGATACCTTGTTTCTCTAATTCTTGGAATACTACTAATGGAATAGACGCTACCTTGTTACCAAAAGAATGGTCACTCCAGCGTTTATGTTCATCTGACTGTGCATATTCTGCTTTGTTAGCATCTATAATAGATGTTACGTTTTGTGAGTGTGCAATAACCAAATCATCACCATTATCATGGAAAGATGTTTGGGTAATTCCGTTGTTAATTACTTTATCTGTCATATTATCCTATCCAATATCTTGAATTTCTCTTTATGAGCCTATCTATTTTTTGGTATCTACGTTCATTTTTATCTGAACATCTAATTTTAATCATACGATTCATCATCATATGACCATTTAACCATTTACATTTATAAGCAATCATAAAGAGAAAGCCCTCGTGAGAGGGCTAACCCAACTGATTAAGTTAAATCAGAGATAATGCCATGTGCTGCTTCGTTCTTAACTTCTAGTGTGTATTCTACTAAAAGTTGAGTTAAATCAGCGTCACCAACTTGAGCAAGCTCATTAGTTTGGAATGGGCGTAAGTAAGCTACTGCAGCCATTTCTGTATCTAATAAGAAAGCTGTGTCATCAGAGTCACTGTTAGGAATGAAACGGTCTGGAACGATTTGGATAATACCAAAGTCAGAAACGTATACATCCGCAGCGTTGATGATTTGAGCTTGTTGGTTAGCAGGTACATCTCTGTAACGAGTTGCAATACCAGTGAATGTAGAAGCAACAACCTTTTGAGCTGGTGTTACTAATAACATTGTTGGTGAACCACCTGCTGTGTAAGCAGATTGCATTACTGTGTTAAGAAGTGTAGCAGTGAAAGCTCTGTCAGTACCAGTTACACGAGCTGTAGTGCCTAATGAACCAGCAGTTCCTGAAGTGCCACCTGAATAACTTGTATTTAACCATGCTTGTAAACCACCAAGTTTTCTAGCTGTAGATGAATCACCTGCAGCAGATGCTTGGTTAGATAAAAGAATTGCTTCCATATCACGTTTAATTTCACTAGATGCTTTAGCTAATTGGTAAGCCTTTTCAGATTTACGACCAGCTTTGTTTACTGCATCAAGAGTACCAGAAATTTTGATAGTCTTTTGTGAGATTTG